AAATTTATCCAAACCACAGGAATTTCACGTAAATCAATTCGCATCAATAGTCCTCAAATATATTATAGAGTATTATATTAAAAAGTCAAATATATTTATTTGACTTTACTCTAGAGTTACTTTATAATACATCTTAAAAGATGAATCTAGAGAACCTTAAAGAACTTATTACTAAAGACTCTCAAATAGACTCTACAGAGTTAGGAATAGAGTCTCTTAAGATACCTCAAATACACTCAAAGTATCTTACAATTTTATCAGATGTCAAATTACTTTTGACAAAACAAAATAACGATTTAGCAATATTGAAATTGCGTAAGTGGAAAATTTACACAGGTAAGGCTTCAAAAGAAGAACTTGAGGCATGGAATGAGGAACCCTGTGATTTTACATTATTAAAAAGTGATGTCGAACAATTTATTGAAGCAGATCCAAAAGTTATTGAATTAAAATCTAAAGTTGCTGTAACAGAAGTAAAACTTCGCATTGTTGAAGATTTTTTAAAATCTTTAAACAACAGAAATTTTATGATAAAGTCTGCTATCGATTGGCAAAAAATGATGAACGGAATCATCTAAATATTATGTGGATTTAGACGTTGAATCTATTGATGAAGTACGATATTATGTAAAGACCGAAAAAGGACTTAAACAAGAATTGAGAGATTATTTCTCATTCATGGTTCCCGGTGCTCAATATATGCCATTGTACAAAAAGCGCATATGGGACGGAAAAGTTCGGCTTTATGATATTCTTTCATCCACTCTGCCTAGAGGTCTAAAAACTTATTTACAAAAATTTTGCAAAGACCGTGGTTATGAGTTAAATATAAAGGAGACTCAGAACCCACTATGCGTTACCGAGGATCAACTTCAGGATTTCTACGAATCATTGAAGGTTTCGGTACGCAAACAACCAGTCAAAATGCACGAACACCAGAAACAGGGTATCTTGCATGCATTGAACAATCATCGTTCGGTCTTGATATCACCGACTGGCTCAGGAAAAAGTCTTATTATATACGTATTGGTTCGATATCTTCAAAAGGTATTGCGTACAGATCGCAAAATCCTAATTTTAGTTCCAACAGTCGGTCTCGTCAATCAGATGGAGGCCGATTTTTTTGATTATTCTGCACAAGACAAATCGTGGTCTTGCAAAAAGTATATACACAAAATATCTGCTGGCGTAGACAAAGAAACAAATCGACAGATAGTAGTCTCCACTTGGCAATCAATATACAAATTGCCCAGAGAATGGTTTGATCAATTTGATGCTATCTTTTTTGATGAATGTCACCAAGCAAAAGCAGAATCTATAAACTTTATTGGACAAAAACTTACTAAGGCTTGGTTTCGAATTGGTACTACTGGAACACTTCAACAAACTCAGGCACACAGATTAAGCATTGAAGGAATTCTCGGTCCAGCAGTTCAGTTTATTCATACAAAAAATCTAATGAATAAAGGATTATTGGCTACACTCGGTATAGATTGCATAATGCTTAAATATAATGATGAAGATAAACAATTAATGAAAAAGATGCGTTATGCCGATGAAATAAAATGGGTGGCCACGAATGACAAAAGAAACCAATTCATCAAAAAACTTGCACTCAACACAAAAGGCAATACCCTCGTCCTATTCAACTACGTCGAAATTCACGGGAAACCACTTGCGGAAATTATCAAAAATGAAGCAGGAGAGAGAAAAGTATATTTTATCTCAGGAAAAACTGAAGCAGAACAAAGAGAGTATATTCGAAGAGTTATTGATACCGAAAAAAATGCCATCTTGGTTGCTAGCTACGGTACTACTTCTGCTGGGATTAACATTGTCAATCTTGATAATATTATCTTTGCTTCCCCAACTAAATCGGTAATAAGACTATTACAAAGCATTGGTAGAGGATTGCGTGTATCAGAGAAAAAGAAAACTTTGAAGGTATATGATATAGTCGATGATCTTTCTTGGAAGTCACACAAAAATCATGTGTTAAAACATTTTGAAGAAAGATTAAAGATTTACAAAAAAGAAAAGTTTGATTATAAAATATTTTCAATGTCTCCTTTAGATGTTATAGAAGATAAATAATATGGAAGGGAGGACATACACATGTCCGATTCACTTCCTGAGAATTCTTTCTCGGGCGTTTTAAGAGTTGTCAAACTAACCTCTGGCGAAGAAATCATAGGAATGGTTTCTGAACCAAAGCCTGAAAAACTTTTAATAAAACTGCCCGCCAGACTTGACAATTATATGATGAAAAATTCAACAGACGAATATGTTGAATATATAAAATTAACAAATTATTTGTCAAATATAAAAGAATATGAAGTTCAAATCCCAATGACCGCCGTTGTTTACATGGGAGCACCAAATATTGATTTGGAAAAGATGTATGAAATTTACTTCATGACAATGCAAACAGACCCCAAATCTATTGTCACTTCTGGCCCAGATATTAATACACACCAAGAACCGGGACTACAACTTTTAAACGATCTTTTCAATAATGAAGATTTTGTTGGGTTTGTAAACGATCTTATTGATACTTTTGAGGGTGTTGAAATTTTAGAAGATGAAACAGATGACGAATCAGTTCTAGAAGGCTCTATAAACGATTCTGTGCCAGAGGAGACAAATACCCCACCCAAGCCAAAGAAACGCCGCAGAATCAAACCAGAGGCTAAAAAACTACCTTATGATCCGACTAGCCCCCCGGAAAACCCGGAAAGTTGGTCAGACAACCCAGAAGATTATATTTAAGATAAATTTGCTGGCGCGTCTGGGTCTAATGTGTAATAAGAATATTTAAATGTACAAGAACATTTTAATATTGGTGCATCCGGCGAATCTGATTGAAATGCCAATCCAAACAATTTAACAGGTATTATATGTGCAAAAGTTACTGTTAAAGTGTTATCTACAGGGCAATTATATTTATTTTCAGAAGAGGGAATTATTAACGTGGCGGTACTATGCCAATTTGAATAATCTATATTGTATGTTACACTGTCTTCAATATTTGATAAATTTCTTATCCAAGAATATAAACTTTTCCAATTTTCTAAATTTTTATCAACAATAAATTCTATTGTTAGTGTATCATATTGAATTGCCAAAGTTGGTATCGGTATGGTGGTTCCAAAAATTGTTGGTTGCGGTTGATCTAAAATTGTAACACCCGGCAAATTTGTTTTTTGAATTAATAATTCTAAAGTTTCGGTCCCACGATTAAAGACCAACTTAAAATAATTTCCATACAGTGGATCAATGTTATCTTGGCAAACAATGTCGCTCATAAAAATATTTATGATAAACAAAAAACCTCCCGATTTCTCGGGAGGTTTTTGTTTTTTACTCAACTCTGTCTATCAGATGGTGTTACCGTGGAGGTTAGCAACAGATGTTAGACGGTAGTATTGGTTTAGACCAGCTGTTAGGTTATCAGCGTCTGGTGCTGTGCCATTTAGAACATATGGGTTGGCAACTACACCGTAACGGGTCTTGAAGGCAATACGTGGTTGGAAAGTATCTGGATCAACTGCACGTACCATTTGTAGCGGAACGTATGGGCAGTAGAAGAGACCAGCATCATAAGGAGATTCGCCCTTATAACCGACACAGAAGAAGTTTACTCCTGCTGGTGTGTAAGGATCGATATAAACCTTAATTTTTCCATTCAGAACACCAGCAAAGGTGTTTTGAGTGTCATCAGCATTTAGCTGAGGAGCAATTGCTGGGCTGAGGCTCATGAAACCAGACATGGCGAGGGCTGCTGCGGTATCGCTATCGCAGATGATGAAGTTACCCTTACCACGACGTGTTTCCTTAGCGATTGCGTTGCACTCACGTTCAATTTGGAAAGTGAGGCCACGGAATCTTTCAGCAGACCAACGACCATCTGAGTCAACATCAAGATCGTATTGACCACGGTTTGCAAGATCTGTTTGGATAGAACCTTGGCGAGCAACGTAGTAAATTGTACGAACGATTTCGCGGTTGATTTCAGCAAGAATTTCTGTGCTGAGAAGGTTTGCGAGTTCTGCTTCTGCATCAAGACCGTGAACAGCCTTAAGATCTTGAGCAAGTTCAATTGTGTAGTTGCTGGACAGAGCGCGTGTACGGGCTTGTACGGCAACACGGTCAATTGAGAAGGCCATTTGGTTCCATGTAGCATACTTAGAACCACCAGCTCCGCTTGCAGAACCGATACCTTCACCATAATTGGTGATGATGCCACGGAAATTGCTGAATTGAGCACTTGTTAGGTTACGAACAGCTTGTGGGCTATAGTTACCACCACCGCTCCAACCGCAAAGACCGTAACCACCAGTGATACCACCAGCACCAGCAAGTGTCCAACCACAACCACCAAA